CAGTTAGATAATCTTGAGAAACTAATTGAGACTTTTGATTATCCCACCTACATGACCAATCGTCTTAATGGTGTTAAGTATGAACTGCAGAGACAGTTACACAACTGTCAACCCTCTGTTGACAAAAAATAATAATCTGATATAATATTATTGTAATCAAGGAGCAGATGAAGTATCTTTTTGTTGTGAATCACTTTGTGCCCTTCCCACAATCAGAGTATGGTGGGTTATGGGTAGTGAGGGCTGAGGACAAAGAAGAGTGTTTTGACCTCATTACAACACATATGGAAGATTATCCCGAGTTTTACGGTAGACTACGCGAGAACATCGACCACGCACCTAAATATGCATTGGTAGATGATAATCCTTCCGAAGTTTTGGAGAGTTTCCTAACATGAAACTAAAGAACGATCCTAACGACAAACGTGCCCATCGTGAAGTCGATTTCCATGCAAATGAAGCTCATTCAGAAGATGAGTTTGATGCTGAACATGATGCCAAAGTAAATGATTGGCATGAACGTCACAAAGACAAGCTCCTTGATGTCTATTGTGATACACACCCAGACTCACCGGAGTGTAAAGTTTATGATGACTGAAGCTGAAAAGAATGCTCTTGGTCTTATGATTGAGAGTGTGCATAAACCAGACAGTCGGCTCCGTGGTTGTGCATACAATCAGGGATGTTATGATGAATTGATGGAATGGCGTCAGAAGATGCTTGACCTACTCTATAGTTATGAGAAACATGGAATTTCCACACAAAGCCCCGAAAGGGTATGAATACTGGACTGATGACTATTCCAAGACGATCAAACGCATCTGGATAAGAAACATCAGTCGTGAGTTTATCTATGGTGATGAGAAACATCCCAGTTCAGTCTGGGGTTTCTTCTGTCGTCGTAAGGGTGTGTTTTTGGCACCAGTAAATAGTAAGAAGCCTGGTAAAAAAGTTGACCCAAGGAATACTTCTCCATATACTGCCATGCAACTCAATCTCACCCCACTAGAATTAGCATTTCAATGAACGAACTCGATCCCTCTTCAATTACTCTTAGTTCACCAACTAAGGCGTTCGCATATGAGAAGATCTCCCGCGAGATTGATGAGTGTGATGACATTGTTACCATGAAGGAAGCCTTACGTTGTTATGTCAAGCTCTATTTCAAGCAACAAGAAACCATGGTCCTTATCGGAGTCCCCGACATCAGAGATGAAAACCTTTGAGCCACAAATTAATGACTATGTGCGGTGGTCCAAAGGCACACATACTGTCGAAGGATGGGTATATTTTAAAGATGAGGAATATATTACGATTGAGGTAGGTGTTAAACCAAAGAAACGTTGTAATTATGTGAGAAATATGTTACACTGTAAGGATCATATCCTTGTAGTGTGTTACTCATTTCTGTGGGATGAATTACAATACATTAAATCTAGAGAGACAAATCATGAAGCTGCGAACACTTTTGTTAGGACTATCTCTGATGATCGTCCCTCCAAGCATGGCAGAACCTAAGGTTGAATATTTCACTCCTCAAGCCATGGGGTGTATGATGCTCCAGGAATGCACTGAGGATATTCATGAAGTTATCTCCATGGCAGATATTTCCATGGAGTATGAGAATTGGGAAGACTTTACCAATGTGACTACAGAGTTTCATAGTATGTTGGTTCTCTTGAATCAAATGGGTGTGAAAGTATATCTGGCTGATCAAAAATATTTCCCTATTGGTCACCGTGGGGTTTATCACACTGTCAGTAATAATATCTACTTGAACAAAGCATTCATGCATCGTCCTAATGTTCTTATGGCTTTGATGAGACATGAAGGATGGCATGCTGCCCAGGATTGTATGGCTGGGACCATTGATAACAACATGATAGCTATTATATTACCAGAAGAAAGTGTGCCACCTGTATGGCGTGATATGGTAGAAAAAACATATCCAAAATCAGCAGTACCATGGGAAGCTGAAGCCAAGTGGGCTGGATTGACTGAAGGAATGACAATCAAAGCACTTAGATCATGTGCTAATGGTACAATGTGGACAGATTACGATCCAACACCAATGACTAGGGAATGGCTGGTCGAGAATGGATATATCGAATGACATTAGCCAATGTTTTAATATATGTTAGTGTACCATTTGTATTGGTCACATTATACTTTGGAACAAAAGGTGGATATTATAATACTGACAAATATGATGGAGATGGTACTGCACATAAAGTATTGAAATAATGTGGAGAATATGGTGTTATGCCCTCGGAAAGAAAGAGGGAAGAGATAAAAAAGATGCAGATAAGATTGCATATGTGAGAACCATCATAATGATTCAACTTATTGTTACAAATGGTTTCATTATTGCAGGTAACATCAGACATTGGAACGACGGTCAGTGTGCCAACACCATATCTGGCACTAAAATCTTGACAATCCCCTATAAATAACCTATTATATGGTTGTCAATCGGGAGCATCCCACCATGTCTGCCACCTATCTTCCTCAAAAAACAAAGTATCGCATCACATTGGATCTGGAAGTCATGGAAGACTTCAATCCACATAATATTGACTGGGAAAAAGTTCTAGATGTTCAAGGTGGTGAACATGTAGAGGCTTATGTGGAAGACCTGTCAGTTCCCGACTATTATTTCTCCTGATAATACCTAGGGGTGATAAATAAAATATATTATCATCCCTATCATGGCATTCTATTGCACTAAAAAATCATTGATTGATAACTCAATCACTCTATACTATGCTGGTGGAAACAGATGGTCTGATCAAGTGTCAGAGAAAGTCACCTTTGCTACCAGGGATGGATTGGACCAGAAAGTTGCGAATGTTGATCGTAAATCTGGTGGATTCAAGAACGCAACAGTGGTAGAAGAATGAAAACACTAAGTCAATTCCTCACCGAAGCAAATTACGACCCTGAAATTCAGGGAAGGAGTCAGATTCGTCAGACTGGTGAAGGCGGACGTAAAGAACCAAAGAGAGACACTGAGAGTAGAAGAAAGCCAGGTGCCAAACCACGAATGAAGGCAATTGGTGGTGGTAAGATGGCTCCTGTCGGTCAATATAAGGACAGAAAAGATATTGGTGCGACTAAAGCAAGGTCTGAAAGAGAACAACAACCAACACAGGAAAGAGGTAGTGCTGCATTGTCGGCAAAAGAACAACAAAGGAAGGCTTATTTAGAAAGAAAGGCACGCGAAAGAGGTGGTCAACGTGCACCAATTACAGCAAAGAGTAAAGAGAAGGCTGCATCTCAGTTGTTGAAGACAAAGAAAGAAACTCCTAAGAGTGACGGACCAAAGAAAGAACGTAAGAGATATCAACATGCTGACGGTGGTGGTATGACAAGGAAAGAAAGAGACCAGGCTCGTAACAAGAAAACAGGTGAAGATAGGAAGACTGCTAAACAACAAATGAGAGCAGAATTTGAGAAGAAACATGGTAGAAAACCTACTAAGAAAGAGGCAATTCAGATGACAGCCAAGGCACATGCTGCAGCCAAGGCACTCAAATGACACAAAGAATGATGCGATTGTTTAATACAATCGATGAAGCCTATGAACATGTCAAGTCTGATCAAGGTATATCTTTGAAAGAAGCCAAAGTGTATGTCGATCAGAGTATTGCCCAGAGAATTGATGAAAAGGTCTGGGTTGTTCTCCCCTGACAAAGTTACTCACCTTGAAAGGTCCCCTATAGTATAGAGACCACACATTATGACATCTACACATATTGAACATCCAGAGGACATGATCCTGACAGGTGACCTGTCTGTTATCGATGCACTCTACGATAATGCATTCATCTCTATGAAGATGGATGGTATGTCTCTTGTGTGGGGAACTAATCCTGCCAATGGTAAGTTTTTCGTTTGTACCAAAGCAGCATTCAACAAGAAGAAAATCCGTCTATGTTATACTGTAGAAGATATCCTGAACCACTTTGGACATCAGATTGAAGTTGTAGATATCCTGACTAATTGTCTCTTCCATCTCCCCAAGACTGATAAGATCTACTGGGGTGATTGGCTTGGTTTCGGTCACACTGATGTGTTGACTCAAAATACTTTGACCTACGCATTCCCTGAGGCTATTGATCAGAGATTGGTGATTGCACCACACACTGTTGTCAATGTGTATGCAGAGTTCAGTGATAGTGTGTGTGAACCATTGACCGATTCTCTTGAAGATACTAAGATGGTCAAGTGGGTTCAGCCCTCTGTTGATCGTATGCCACCACAGACTGAGGCACCTAAGATCAACAAAGACATGATCAAGTTCTTGTCTCAGAAGGAGGCTGATAGTGCAAAGATCGCTATCAATCAACTAATCAGAAGGGGTGAATACCTTGATGATGCTACATTGACTGACATCCTTGGTTGTATTCATCTTGCTAATCTCTATCAGTATGTGATGGAAATCAAACTAGACATCATGGATAGTCTTATCATCAATGATGCACCAACAGCTTATCTTCCAAGTGGTGATATTGCTCCTAATGGTGAAGGTTATGTCTTCCATTCTGAGTGTTATGGTAGTGTCAAACTGGTAAATCGTACCGAGTTTGCCTATGCCAACTTCAACAATGGGTTCGGGACATAATGCCTCACCTCCAAACGTCCCTTGTTATGTAACCACCAACTTTAATGATCAAACTGCGTCCCCATCAACAAGAAGCCGTTTACGCATTGAGACGCAATAGTATCGGTCAGATCATCGTCCCGACTGGAGGCGGTAAGACTTTGATCGCTATTATGGATGCGGTAAAGAGATTTGAGGTCAATGTTCCTCGTAACATTGTTGTTGTCGCTCCTCGTATTCTCCTGGCAGATCAACTCTGTTCGGAGTATATGGAGCACATCACTAATGCTAACGTCTTGCATTGTCACAGTGGTGATACAAAATACTTCAGCACTACCAAGTCTGATCATATCAAACTGTTTGCGGATATGTGTAATCATGTCCGTGAACATACTATTATCTTTACCACGTATCACTCGCTTCATCGTGTTCAGGAAGCTGGTATTCCTGTAGATACAATCTACTTTGACGAGGCACACAACAGTGTTCAACGTAACTTCTATCCAGCGACAGAGTATTTCAGTAAGCATGCAGATCGCTGTTATTTCTTTACTGCTACTCGCAAGACTAGTGTCACAATCAACAAACCTGGTATGAACTGGAGTCAGACTTATGGACAGGTGATTGCACGTGTGTCTGCACCTGAACTGGTGGACAATGGTTACATTCTCCCACCTAAAGTCAAGGTGATTGACATGGCCAAACTAGACAAAAAGTCTCTCACACCATTTGCTGAGGGTAACAATGTTCTGGAGAGTATTGATCAACTCAGACTGAAAAAAGTCTTGGTTTGTGTCAAGACCACACGTCAGTTGATCAACATCTTCCAGACAGACTTCGCATCTGAACTTACCAAACGTGGTTACTCTTATTTGTATATCACCAGCAAGACTGGTGCTATCATCGACGGTAAGAAAGTAACCCGTGAAGAGTTCTTTGAGACACTGAATGCTTGGGGTCGTGATATTAACAAACAGTTTGTTGTTCTTCATCGGTCTATTCTGTCTGAGGGTATCAACGTCAGCGAACTTGAGGGTGTTATCTTCCTTCGTAACATGGACGCGATCGAGATGCTCCAAACTGTCGGACGTGTTATTCGCGTGGGTAGTAAGTCTAAGACTTATGGTATGTTGTGTGTTCCTGTCTACAACAATGTAGGCGTGTCCACTGAAAAGGCGCTGCAGAAGTGTGTTGACATTGTGTTTGAGA